CCACGGGGGTGGGGGGCGTAGGGGCCGTATTAGGTACTTCAGCCCCACAATTGACAAAATTTCAATCAGGCCCACGAAAAACCCACGACACAAAAACCCATTGACACCCACACTCGGCCCATCTAAAATTTCGCCATGAAAAACCTCATCGAGCCGATCAAGGACGCCGCCGATCGTGTGATCGACTTCGTCGTGAAGCACGAGTGCGAGGGCTGCAAGCGCCGCCGCAAGAAGGTGAAGGCGTTCTACGACCGCGAGATCCGCGACCGCATGCGCAAGCCGAGGGTCAAATGAGGCGGTTCTGGCCCTACCTGCGGCAGTGGTTCTGCCGCCATGATTACGGCCTGATGGTGGACTGGCGACCACAGGAGCTGTGCATCTACGTCGGATGCCATAAGTGCGGGAAGCTGCTCGGCCACTTCCACCTACCGACGATCCCGCCCGAGACCAAGGAGAAACTGCATTGAACGCCAAGACCTGCAAGCGCCTGCGCAAGATGGCTCACGCCATGCACTTCGAACTGCTGACGAAGGACCCGAAGAACCCGCCGCCCACCCGCAAGCTGATGGTGATGTCCGCGCACGAGGCGAAGGCCCATAAGCAGGGCAACATGCGGGGCGTCACCGCCGTGAACCACCCGCAGTCTGTGCGTGGGATCTACCGTTGGCTCAAGAGGAACTACCATGCTGCGTAACGATCTGAAGGTGCAGCCCTTCGCGCTTGACGAGGGCGAGCTGCGGGACATCGAGATGTTCGCTGCGCGCAACGAGCTGCACAACATCGCCCGCCTGTGCGCCGAGCTTCGGGCTCTGCGGCGGGCGCACTTGGAACTGTCCACTCGCCTCGGGAAGATGCAGAACGGCAGGCCGGACACGCTGGCCCCGAACCGCAGGTTCTCGCAGGAGATGGACGTGATCATCAATTTCGGAGGGCACAATGCCTCGCCAGTCCCTTGATGGCCTGCGTACGCACGTCATCATCACCAAGTATCAGGACCGGGAGCTGCGGCAGCTCGCGGCCAAAACCGGCATGACGGTGGCCGAGCATGTCCGTCGTGCGCTAGACTTCTACCTTGCCTCCTTGGCAGAGCGTCTCTCGACGAAGGGGAAGCCGCAGTGAAGAGGAAGGTTGACTGGTTCAACGTCCTGATCATCGCCACACTTGCGGCGGGGGTCATCTGGCTGATGTTCATTCTTGGACGGTCGCCGATCGGGTGGATGATCCCGTCGGCGGCTGCTCAGACCGTGCCTCGCGTCACGCTGCCGACGCAGCTCGAAGGCATGGACAAGATGACCTACGTCATGCCCCTTGATCAGGGGCACCCACTGTGTTGGGCGGACGGCAATCCCGCCTCTACCCCGCGCACGATCCGCTTCTACCGCTACCGTGTCGAGGGTGGCCCGAAGCAGCTTTACCTCGACTTGCCGTGGATGCTCTGGGTTGCGCAGCCGACCGCGACCAACTACTGTTCGTCGGGGACTCATAAGGTCCCCAAGGCAGGTCACTGGGTCTATGAAGCTGAAATTTGTTGGCTCCCGGTTGCCGCTGATCGTAGCAACTGCTCTACTCCTGTCGTGTCCGCCTCTTGCGCTGCTGGTTCTGATCCAGCTTGTGCCGGAAGTGTGGGGGGCGTTTCTCGTGGTTGGTGGGTATATGCTTACCTGCCAGCTCCTTCTGGCCCTGTGGTTGATTAGAGAGGTATTTGGAATGTCGAAGATCGTCAGTCGGAAGATCCGTTGGACCCCGGTCGGAGGGGCAAGCGGGTACAAGGTCTACTTCGGTGAGCATGTCGAGGGCCTGCAGTTCACGTACGACTTCCCGAACGTGAATGCTGGCAACCCGCCCGTCGATGGCGACGGTAAGGTCGGCGTGTTCTTCAATGCGTTCCCGGAGTTCGTCGCACTGCCGGAAGGCAAGTACGACTTCGCCGTCACGGCCTACGATGAGGCGGGCAACGAGTCCGACTTCGCCGAGGTCGAGAACGTCCCTTTGGACCTGACGGCCCCGGCTGCGCCGACGGACGTGGAGGTCGTCGCCGGGTAAGGGCCGAAGCGTGGCTCAAGGAAGGGGAAACCCTTCACGTCACGCTGTCTTGGAGCCGGGGGGAATAATCCCCCCGCGCTTCCAAAAAAGAGGCCCCTCGCGAGAGGGGCCAAGTCAGTCCACAGGGAGACCAATGACGTGGGGATCTTAGCATGAAGTTCGTACGTGGCAAGCGGCAGTTCAAGCAGGAGTACATCTTCGGCTTCGTCCTCGTGACGGAGGAGCGCGCTGGCGTTCGGACCTTCGGCCTGATCCTCTGGAGGAACGTATGGGGATTCCAGTGGAAGCTCCCGAAGAAGAAGTCCGGAGCCGCATCCGTGCGTACTTCGCCAAGGTCAAGCCAGAACACCGGCAGCAAGTAATCGAACGATTACAGCAGCTCCGGACCAACGACGAGAGGCTGAGTTACCTGCGTGGATGGACCAAACTACCCTGACGTGACCGGCGAGTGGGAGACGCTGCTTCGCGTGCTGGACGGCAAGTCGATAGCGCGCTATGGCGACGGGGAGTTCAACCTTGTCCGTGGCGGCAACTGTGTGTCGCAGCGCAAGGTGCCGGGGATCCAGATCGAGCTGCAGAACATCCTCAAGTCGAACGATCCGAACCTGCTCGTGGCGATCCCACGGCTCGACAAGCGGTCGCCGAAGAACGTCAACTGGATGAAGTGCTGCTCCCATTATGGGAGCTATCTGAGCTTCAAGAAGCAGTACTACTCGGCGTTCATCACGCGGCCCGACAGCGCGCCGTGGATTGCGACCCCGAGCTACTTCGACCTCATCGAGTCGTTGTGGGACGGCAAGGACATCACGATGGTGTACGGCTCGAAGCGCAGCCTGAGCGTGGAGTTCCCGGCGATGCAGTCGGCGAAGTCCGTCACCGTCGTCGAGACCGACTACGCCCACACCTACCCGAAGATCGACGCCATCGAGCGGCAGATCCGGCACGCCAAGAACAAGGTCGTGCTGCTGATGTGCGGCCCCACGGCCACTTGCCTCGCTGCGCGGCTGGCGGGGGATTTCCACGCCATCGACCTCGGGCACATCGGCATGTGGTGGCGGGCGTACGACAACCCGAAGCTCGTCCCTCATCTGAGGATCGTGGAGTGATTGTCAAGCCAGAGCATTTCCGGTATCTCTACGTCCAGAGGGGGGAGGTATCGGATGCGTACGAAGAAGGGTTCGATCGTTGGAAGTCCGCTTACGAAGCGTCGCTCGAAGCGATCGTCCGCTCGATGGCTCCGGCGCTCCCTGCGGACGCTCGCTCGATACTCGATGTGGGCGGTGGTATGGGCGGTCTTGGGGTTCTACTTGGCCGACGGTATCCGTCCGCTGGCTATTGGGTACTTGATGGGGCAAGCGACCGCCCCGAAGTGCGCAAGCACCGCGAAACCTTCAGCAACGCCGTCGTTGCGGCAGATTTCCTCCGCGCCAACGGGCTGACCGAATTCGGTTTCTACGAACCGTGTGACGGATTCGACCGCAAGTTCGATCTCGTCGTCAGCACTGCGTCGTGGTGCTTCCATTACCCGCCGAGCGAATACCTCGACAAGGTAGTTGCCGCGCTCGCACCGAGGGCGACGATCATCCTTGATGTGCGGAAGTGGAACATCGACTGGTTCGAGCAGCTCGATGCTGCCTTCGGCAACAGTAGCGTGGCCCTTGAATCCGGCAAGAAATACGTGAGGATGGCATGGCGGACCTGATCAGCAACGACTACAAGCGCATGCTTACCATCAAGCACGACGACAAGCCGTGGGGCGGCGCGGGCAGTTCGTGGATACCTGACATCCTGCCGCTGTTGAACAGGTTCCCGCCGGGTCCCATCACCGTGCTGGACTTCGGTTGCGGTCGCGGCACGTTCAAGCGGGACATCGAGCCGCTGCACCCGGATGTCACCGTCAAGGAGTACGACCCCGGCGTGCGCGGCAAGGACGTACTGGAGATGGTGCCGGTGGACTACGTCGTCTGTACCGACGTGATGGAACACGTCGAGGAGAAGTTCGTCGTCGATACCCTGCGCACGATCAACTGGCTGGCGGTTAGTGGCGTGTTCTTCAACATCGACACGGCGCTCTCGAAGAGCTTCCTCCCTGACGGGCGGAACACCCACATCACGATCAAGCCCGCCAAGTGGTGGCGCGAGATGCTCGACATGCACATCCCCGAGATGGAGTGGAAGGTGCATCGGGAGACGCGCAGCCAGCTCGTGATCTCCGGGTGGAGGAAGAAGCATGTCGAGTAAGTTCGTCGTCGGCGGAGGCTGGTCCGTCGGCCAGTGGGCCGATCAGCTCGACGATCTCATGTCGTACGGTCACGTCATCGGTGTGAACGACGCGGCCATTCACGCGCGCGTACATGAGGCGATTACGATGGATCGCCTGTGGTTCGAACATCGCTACGCAGCGCTGCGCGACCTTCGTGTGCAGAAGATCTGGGTGCGCGAGAAGTGCGATTGCAACGTGAAGAAGGTCCTTCACGACGACTGGTTCACGTTCAGGCACTTCAACAAGCCGATGCCGAGCGTCACGTACGGCGAGCTGCACGGGGGGAACTCCGGCACCTGCGCGATCAACCTCGCGTTCCAGCAGATGCTGCAGGGCGACAACCTGTTCCTGCTCGGCTTCGACATGTGCAAGGGACCTAACGGCGAACCGTATTGGTATCCACCATACCCGTGGGCGAGCCCTGCTGGCGCGACGAAGCCGGGGCACTTCAAGGCGTGGGTGCGGGACATGTACGGCTTCTCTCAGTACGCGAAAGTGAAACAGCTCAACGTCTACAACGTGACGACGCGGAGCGAGATCCCGCACTTCCCGAAGATCAAGTTCGACCAGATGCTGGAGATGATCAATGGCCCTTGAGCAGCCCCCGCCTCCGCTCACCGTGCGGATGATCTATCCGTACTACGAGAACCCTCAAATGCTGGAGCGGCAGGTCGAGAACTGGAACCGCTACGCTGGCGAACTGCGCGGTGCGCTGCGCATCATCCTCGTGGACGACGGAAGTCAGAAGTATCCAGCCTACGACATCTTCAAGGAGTGCAAGCTCCCGAAGAAGCTGTACCGCGTGCTGGAGGACATTCCGTGGAATCAGCACGGCGCTCGCAACCTCGGCGCGAAGGTGGCCTGCAAGCCGGATGAGAACTTCTGGCTGTACATGTCCGACATGGACATCCTGCTCACTCCCGAGATGGCGAATGTGCTGTTCAGGAAGCAGCTCGACCCGAAGCACTACTACACGATGGAGCGGACGTACCTCCCAGACTGCACGCGCCGTAAGTACCACTGCAACACCTTCATGGTGAAGCACTCGATCTACTGGGCGGTGAACGGCTATGACGAAGATTATTGTGGAACGTACGGCGGTGACGGACCGTTCCTCAGACAGCTTGGAGTCCTCGCTCCGCGAGTACATCTCGATGATGTTGTGCTGTACGGTGTCGAACGGGACGTTGTCCCCGATGCCAACACCGATTTGCCGCGCAAGGAGGGAGAGTTTGGCGACAAGTACCGGCGCATTTTCGACCACAAGCGCCGCACCGGCGATGAGCGGTCCAAGAATCCAGTTCGGTTCAAATGGGAGCAGGTGGAGTTGCCATGAGTGACCTGAAGGTCGTCTGCTGGAAGTGGGCTCCGCCCGTCGGCTACCGCTCGGCGTTCTCCCACGTACAGGTGAACACGCTGTACAACATGGTCGGACGGCAGTACAAGAAGCCGTTCGAGATGATCTGCATTACGGACAACCCGAAGCACATCAGCTCGGAGATCCGGATCATTCCATTGGCCGAGGTCGAGCAATTCGCCCACCTGCCTTCCCCACACGGTGGGCTGAACCCGGCGTGCTACCGTCGCCTGTGGATGTACGGTGATCATGCAAAGGACTACATCGGTGAGCGGTTCGTGTCGATCGACCTCGACGTGGTGCTGGTCGATGACGTGACACCTGTATGGGACCGCCCGGAGGACTTCATGATCTGGGGCGAGACGCTGCGCCGCACGCCGTACAACGGCTCGATGCAGCTCATGACCGCTGGCGCTCGCAGGCAGGTGTACGACGACTTCGATCCGGACAACAGCCCCCGCGATGCGCGCAGGGCTGGATTCGACGGCTCAGATCAGGCGTGGATCAGCTACAAGCTCGGTCCCCACGAGAAGCGGTGGACGAAGGAGGACGGAGTATTCTCCTTCCGCCTCCACGTCAAACCGAATGGGGGCCGCATGCCGAAGGGCGCACGGGTCATCTTCTTCGAGGGGCAGGTGGATCCTTGGTCCCCGTTCGCGATGAAGTTGTGCCCGTGGATCGGAGATCACTGGCGCTAGGTCCAGCTCGCCGCCGTCGGCCTCGGCCCACGCGGGCGCGGGGTCGTGTCGGCAATCATCTGGGCAACGTAGTCGCCGAGCGCGCCGAGCGCGGCATACTGCAGGGCGTCGGCCAGATCCGACCACGGGTGGGTCTTTTCAGGCTTGTCGTCCAGCTCCTTCGTCTGCTTCGACCGCTTGTAGCGGTAGTACGACTTTAGCGCCTGCACGAGCAGCGGGCAGTCTGTCCCGCTAATCAGGAGCCCGTTCATGCGCAGCATGACTTGCTCCGCCGCGCGCAGGCGCGGCTCCAGATCGTTCGTCGGTGCCGGGTACGCACGGAACCCAAGGCGCTTTAGGCAGTCGAAGGGGGATTCCTCGCCCACCTGCGTCTTGGACCGGCCAGCCGGGTCCGCGACCATGAAGATCTTCGACCCGGCATAGTGCTGGTTGATCAGAGGGCGCAGCACCGTCGTGGCGAACTGCTCGATACCCATGCCGTTTGAGATGGCTTCGCGGAACACCACGAGCCGCCCCATCGCGTCCACTTGACAGAACAGCGCCGCAGGCGTGCGCCCGAAGTCCTGCCCGATCATCACGGGCTTCAGCGGGTTGACGTGCAGCAGCTCGTACGTGACGTGAACATCCGGCTTGAAGGCAGTGCGGAACACGGCCTGACCGGCGAGGCTCTTGCCGTACTTGGCGTGTACGTGGACATCCACCCAGTCCTCGGTATTCGACTCGATCAGCGACTCGTAGTAGCCGTCCGGGAGGTTCTCACGGTTCTCCGCTTGCGGGTCCATGCCTCCCGGCTGCTTGTAGACGGCCCAGTTCGACGGGCAGTCCACTTCCATCTTGATGTACCACTCCGAGTCCTCGTCGGGCGGGTTTGACTCACCGATGATGCCGAACCATGCGTTCTTGGCCACACCCAGTGGCCGGAAACGACCTACGCGGCCTAGAAGGGCTTCCACCACCGAGATGGGAATCTCGCGGTACTCGGACACCCATCCGCCCGTAATGTTCAGCGAGAGTAGTCTCTGCTGGTCCTCTGGCTTGTCGAGGGGGATGAGCATCCACTCGCTGTGGATTTTCCCCGCTGTGGGGTGAACGAAGTCGAACACGATGGTCGAGTCCGTTACCTTGTACTGCATGACCGGCTGCAGCCACTTCCGGATGTCCTCCAGAATTGTCTGGCGAAGCTGCTGAGCCGTGTTGCGGACGATCACGAAGCGTGTACGCCGCACCCCGCCTGCGTCCACATGCTCCTCCAGCATGCGCTTGGCCAGCTCCATGATGCAGCCTGTGGTCTTTCCGGAGCCGTACGGCCCGAGCATCAGGCGAACCTTGGACGTGCTGTCCATCATGAACCGCGACACCGTCGGCGGCGCGCGGTAGGTCAGGGCGGCATTACTCATCCGGGGTATGCTCCAGTGCTGGCTTGGCGTCGGACTCGATCTTCACTTCGCGATCGCCGATCACGATGTTCAGCGAGAAGGTGCCGCGCCCGTCACCATCGCTGGCCTTTGCCTGCGACGGCCCCTTTCCAGCAAGCTGTGCGGAAACCTCGATCGCCTTGATGCGGGCCATCGACTGGGCGTCCTTATCGTTGGCGATCTCGTCGAGGACCTTCAGATTGTCCTCCAGCATCGCGTCCGCTTTTAACTTAATGCGATTCGCAGTGTTCATGTCTCCGGCGAGGCGCTCGATCGCCTCCCGCAACATCTGGCGAAAAATGGGCGTCCTACGAAGGATCGACCACTGCGCTTCGGAGATCCCGTAACGCTCGCGAATTCCCTCTGCGTCAGACAGACCTGCGGCCAGTTCCATGCAGATGGTGGCCTTCAGAGCATCAATGGGGAGTGCCGTTTCAGTCCCCGGAAAAACCACTTCGGTATTCGCCGATTGGCGAGCCATAGTTCACTCCTCGCGAAATTCCCTTATACTACAGCAATCTAGCCCATCTTTTGCAAGGGGACCCGATGACAACCATTGCCTACCGGGACGGGATCATTGCAGCAGACTCGTGGGCGACGTACACGTCTGAAGCAGCCGGGTCCCGTAGGCACACTTGCAAGAAGCTGTTTCGCAAGACGATCACACAAGGCAAGAAGTCCTTCGATGTCGTGATCGCCACCGCTGGCGAAACTTCTCCCGGCAATGTGTTCGTTGATTGGTACGGGTCGGGCAAGCCGATCCCGGATGTATTCTTGCACATGGGCGGTGACTTCACTTGCCTCGTTCTCACTCCGCAAGGGCTGTTTGAGTACGACGTGTACTGCCAGCCGGAGAAGATCGAGGAGGAATTCTACGCTGTCGGAAGTGGCTCCAAAGCCGCACTCGCCGCGATGCACTGCGGCAAGTCGGCTGCGGAAGCTGTTCGCATCGCCTGCCGGATCGACCCGTACTCCGGCGGTCGCATCGTCTCTGAATCGCTTGTACAAGCGGAGGTTAAGCGTGGCCGCAAAAAAGTCGTCCGGTAAGGACATCGAGTCGTTTCGTCAGCTCCACGACAAGAACTTCAAAATCCCCCGCAAAATCAAGGCCGCACTCGCTGAACTCGGCGAAGCGTGGGAGTACGAAGCGGAGTTCATCAAGCGTTGCGGGGTGAGCAACACCGACTTCGCGATGTTCCGCGAGGAGTTCGCCGAACACTGGCTGGAAGCCAAGTCCGACAACCGTAACGCCAAGCGCGTGTGGTGCGGCACCGTGAAGCTTGCCACCAAGCTTCGGGAGTACGCATCATGAGCAAGAAGGGCATCGACGACTTTCGCAAGGCTCACGATGCGACTGTCAAACTCTCCGCCGCGAACGAAAAAATCAAGGCGCTGGAGGAGCAGCTTCTCACTGACGAGATCGTCAAGCGCAAGATCATCGGCCTCGCGGCGGAGGACTTCATCGTTCCAGAGTGGACGCAGAAGGCTACGGGCAAGGTGTCTGACCTGACCGGCGTGCCCACACTGTTCTGTAGCGACTGGCACTGGGGCGAAGTGGTCCGCCCGACCGAGATCGGCGGGGTGAACGAGTACAACCTCAAGATCGCCCACAAGCGCGTGGAGACTCTCACGACCGTCACGACCGAGTTGCTGACCAAGCACCTGTCGTCCTCGCGATACCCCGGCATCTGCCTGATTCTCGGTGGCGATATGCTGTCCGGGGACATCCACGACGAACTGAAGGAGACCAACGAGGAGCCGACCACCGTCGTGTGGCTGGACCTGCTCGGGGTCCTGACCAAGCTCATCCAGACCCTGCAGGCCACCTTCGGCAACGTGTTCGTCGTGGGGGTTACGGGTAATCACGGACGGATGACCCATAAGCCGCGCGCCAAGCGGCGCAACCACTCGAACTGGGACTGGCTGCTGTACCAGATCCTCCGGCGCAATCTGGAGAGTGACAAGGTCACGTTCCTGATCCCTGACGGTCCGGACGCCATGTTCAAGCTGTACCACCATCGGTACATGCTGACCCACGGCGACCAGTTCCGGGGCGGCGACGGCATCATCGGCCCGCTTGGCCCGATCACCCGTGGCGACATCAAGAAGCGGTCGAAGCAGGCCCAGATCAATGCGCCCTACGATACGATCCTGATGGGGCACTGGCACCAGCTCATCCAGCTCGATTCCCTGATCGTGAACGGAAGCCTGAAGGGGTACGATGAGTACGCCGCTTCGAACAACTTCAAGTTCGAGTCTCCTCGGCAGGCCCTGTGGATCACCCATCCGGAGCATGGGATCACGTTCAGCATGCCGGTCTACGTCGATCGGCGGTCTCGGGACACCAAGGTGGAGTGGGCCGCAGTACCGGCTTGACACAGGACGGGCGTACCACGAGACTATTCTGAACGCAACTGAGGAGCCGCGATGGCCGTACTTCCCGTTCCACAGCCAGTAGGGGGTGGGGTCAACACCGGCAACCCGAATCGCGGCCTGCTGCGCGTCGTGTCCCCGCAGGACCTCCAGCAGCAGGAACGGCTCGCCGCCGAGGCGAAGGAGAAGCCCAACGACGAGGTTCTGACCTCGCAGCTCGCCTCCCACATCCGCGCGCGGCTTACGGAGATGCGGAACTTCCGCAACACCGAGGCTATCAGCGAGCGGCTGATCGAGGCCCTGCGCTGCTACCGGGGCCAGTACGACCCCACGAAGTTGCAGGAGATCGCCAAGTTTGGCGGCAGTCAGGTCTACGCCCGCATCACAGGCACAAAGTGCCGCGCCGCCACGGCACTCCTCCGGGATGTGTTCCTTGGCGGGGAGCGTCCGTGGGAGGTAGTGCCCACGCCGGTCCCGACCATCCCGAACGACATCACCGCCGCGATCGACCAGCTCGTCATGACTGAAGTCGTGGCGATGACCCAAATGGGTCAGCCTCCGGACGAGGGCATGATCGACGCCCGCCGCCGCCAGCTCCAGCAGCAGGCCGAGAAGGCCGCGAAGAAGCAGGCGAAGGACGAGGCGGTCCGCTCAACCGATAAGCTCGACGACATCCTTCGTGAAGGGAACTTCTACGAGGCGTTTGCCGAGTTCCTCATTGACCTGCCGATCTTCCCGTTCGCGTGCATCAAGGGACCCGAAGTCCGCCGGGTGTCGCGCCTGAAGTGGGTGGAAGGCAAGCCCGTCATGTCGCAGATCCCGCAGATGTTCTGGCGGCGGGTGTCACCGTTCGACCTGTATTTCAGCCCCGGAGCCTCCGGACCCCACGAGTCGGAGTTCGTCGAGCGCATCCGCCTGACCCGCGCCGACCTGCTGTCGGTCAAGGGCCTTCCGGGCTACCGGAACGACCAGATCGACCAAGTGCTGGAGCGGTTCTCCGAGACCGGCTTCCGCGAGTGGTGGGACGTGACGGACGCGCAGCGCGCCCACATGGAGGACCGCGAACGGTGGCCGCGCACACAGACCGGCCTCATCGACACGGCGGAGTTCCACGGATCGGTGCAGGGGTCTACCCTGATCGACTGGGGAATGACGCTGACCGACGTTCCCGACCCGCTTGCGGAGTACCGCGTTACCGCGTGGCTGATCGACCGCTTCGTCATCAAGGCCCAGATCAACCCGAACCCGCGCCAGCGCCATCCGTACTACATGACCTCGTACGAGAAGGTCCCCGGTGCGATGATCGGCGAGGGCCTGCCGGACATTCTCGACGACGTGCAGCAGGTGACGAACGCCACGCTGCGCTCGCTTGTGAATAACCTGTCGATCTCCAGTGGACCGCAGGTGGTCGTCAACGACATGGTTCTCGTCGCTGGCGAGACCGACGACCTGTATCCGTGGAAGCGGTGGCACGTCAAATTCGACCCGATGATCTCGGGCTCGACCAAGCCGATCGACTTCTTCCAGCCGAACTCCAATGCGGACGTTCTGATGGGCGTGTTCGAAAAATTCAACGCGCTCGCAGACGACATCAGCTCGATCCCTCGTTACATGATGGGTAACGAGAAGGTTGGCGGCGCGGGCCGGACTGCTTCCGGCTTGGCCATGCTCATGGGCAACGCTGCGAAAACCCTGCAGAACGTCGCTGCCACCGTGGATCGGGATGTGATGGAGCCGCTGCTCTGCGACCTGTTCGACATGGTCATGCTGACCAATCCGAGCATGTTCAAGGGCGACGAGCAGATTGTCGTGAAGGGCGTGAACTACGCGCAGAAGCGCGAGCAGGATCGGATGCGGCAGCTTGAGTTCCTGCAGCTCACGGGTAATCCGGTGGACCTCAACATCATCGGTATCCCCGGTCGCGCGAACGTCCTCCGCTCCGTGGCGAACAATCTCGGCCTCGACCACGAGCGGGTGGTGCCAAGCGACGACGATCTGGCGGCGATGCAGGCGCAGCAGATGCTCATGCAGCAGCAGCAGGGCGGTGCCCCGCCGGGGCAGACTCCCGGACCGAAGGACGAACGCGCTGGCCCGGAGAAGGCTCGGCAGGAGCAGGGCACGGAGCAGATGTTTGCAGGCAACGGACAGACTGGCGGTGGGACACCCGCCGCAGGAGGTTGAGATGAAGTGCAAGCCGAAGAAATACGCCAATGGCGGACCTGTCCGGGTGTTTGCCGATGGCGGACTCGCGGGCAAGCCCACGTACCTGAAGTCGGTCGCGGCCAAGGTCGGCATCGGTGACGGCTACGACTACTTTCCCCAGAAAGCGTCGAAGCCGAAGGACACGCGCCGCAAGATGGATGTGTCGAACGCCGCCAGTGAGTTTGGCAACGTCATGGCGAAGCGCAAGAAGTCACTGGATCCCTGATGGCTCGTAGCCGCCTTCCGACCGTCCTCACCGGGTTTCCGGCGATCGCCAAGGCCATCACGCCTAGCGATTCGGAGCCGTTGCGTGATTACGAGGGTGGGCAGCGGGCGATGACCATCTACGTTGGCACTGGCGGGTCGGTGTCTGTCGTTCCTGTAGGGAACGATCTGGCGCAGCCAGTCACGTTTGTCGTCCCCGACGGCGGGCTGGTCCCGGTCGAGTGCAGGTACGTTCGCTTCACTGGGACGGACGCGAGCAACATGGTAGGGCTGTTCTGATGAAGTGGTTCAAGAACCCGTTCAAGCGCGAGCCGCTGCCGGACCACCCGCTGGCGATCTCGACGTTCGACAAGACGCAGGGGGCGCTGCATGCGCTCCGGCGGGGCATGTGGATCGTGCTGCGCGGCCCGTCTGGCAAGCGTGGTATCCTCACGGCCCTGTCCCCCGAGGGTATGGCGCGGGTCATGCTCGTTCACCCTGTGACGGGAGAGAACGAGGTCGAACTCGACGTTCCCGCTTCGGCGGTCAGGCAGGCGAAGTTCGCGGAGATTCCGCCGGACCGTCGTCCAGCCAAAGACTTGGCGGTGAGCTTGGGCTACGGGGTGGAATGACGTGACCATCCTGTTTTGCAACAATGGCGAGGCGCAGGCGCTCAGGTACATCGTCAACAAGGACGGCCTGACCGAGAACCTCGTCTACAAACTGTTCACCAACAACATCACGCCCGCCGAGACGGACGTTGCTGGCAGCTATACCGAAGCCGCTGGCGGCGGCTACAGCTCGATCGAGACGCTTGGCGCGTCGTGGACGGTGACTCCCGGAGCGCCGTCCACTGCGGCTTACGCGCAGCAGCAGTGGGATTTCACCGGGGCGCTGACCGGCAGCGCCTCGATCTACGGCTATTTCGTGGTGCGGAAGAACACCGCTGACCTGATGTTCTCGGACAGGTTCGCGACTCCTCGGACCCCGGCCAACAACGGTGACGCGCTGCGTCTTACCCCCCAGATTACGGCTGATTGAGGAACTTCCAATGCCCAAGAGTACGGCTACCTGTAACTCCATCGTCAATTTGATGTACCGCGCGGCGGCGTGGGCCAACGTGGCGGACAACGCTGCGTCCTCGCCACTGACCAATACCTATGTCGCCCTGCACACCGCTGACCTCACTGCGGCGACCAACTCGCAGGCCGAGAACGAAACGGCGTACACCAACTACGCTCGTCAGGCGGTCGCTCGCTCGACTGGATGGGACGCAGCGTCGGGCGGCGCAACGCAGAACGCGGCGACGATTTCGTTCCCGCAGTGTGGTGTCACGGGCGCGACCCTGACGCACGTCTCGACCGGGACGACCGTTTCGGGTGCTACCCCCGTGTGGCACTACGGCGCGCTGAATAGCCCGCTCGCGGTGTCCTCCGGCATTACGCCGCAGTTCGCCGCAGGCGCGCTCACGGTGACTGAGTCATGAGCGACCAGCGGTCCGACGTTGAGAAGTTCCTCTGGGACAGGATCGGCCCCCCGCTGTACTACTGCGAGAGCTGCCTGCGCGCGGTGAAGGTCACTCCCGTAGAGGGGGGTGAGCCGCTCATTGAGCGGCCATGCGAGTGCAACGCGCAGATTATTGCGCCACGCAAGGCCATCGCTGCGGGGAAGGGCGGACTCAACTGGAAGGATCGCGCCAAGGTGAAGTACTGGCAGGCGGCGGCTGCGATCACAGGACGGTGTGTGTAATGGGCTTCGGCGCGATCAGCGAGATTCCTGCGGCGGATGACGCAGGGCAGACGTGGACGACCTCGTTCCGTAAGGCTGTCGCGTCGGCTGCTTCGGCCACGAATGGTTGGCTGGACTACAGCTACTTCGCCGGATCTCCTCCGGCGAACTTCTACGCATCGACCCCGCTCGTCGCTGCTGAGCTGGACCCGTCGCGCGGCATCTACCTACCGCCGGTGGCCCCCGCAACGCAGCACCTGAACAACCTGCGCCTGATGACCGCAGCCAACTCGGCTACGTCCACCGCGAACGGGCGGCAGCAGATCGCGCTGTGCGACTACCTGATGTACTACCCGTTCATCGACACGGACGCGGTGGGGGAGCAGCAGGACCTCGACAACACGCTTGCGCTTCCGCGCTACGGTTCTGGAAATGTCATCGCCGTTGCGCAGTCTGCATCGTCAGCGGTTGGGCAGTTCACGATGACCTACACCAATCAGGACGGTGTCGGCGGGCGGGTGTCGCAGAACACCTACACGTTCATCGTCGCAGGCGGTGGGCAGGTCGTCGCGGCCAGCGGTGTCGGCGCGTCATACAATCCGTTCCTGCACCTGCAGGCGGGTGACTCGGGCGTCCGGTCGATCGAGTCCGTGACGTTCACGGCGGCGGGCGGCGGGCTGATGGCGCTGGTCATCGTCAAGCCGCTGCTGATGCAGTTCCTCGCGCAAGAGTGCCGCCGCACGACCTCCGGCAACTTGGAGTCCTATGGCTCCTGCTCGGAGTTCCAGTCGGTCATCCACGCCGCTGGCGCTCCCCGTATCATTGATGGCGCGCGGGTCGGGCTGCTTGCAGCAGGCTACGCGGGCTCACTCGCCAGCTCCATCCTCGCTGGCATCATCGAAACCTACTGGAACTGAGGCATATATGGGCTTTACCTCGCAGGACGACCTGATCACTCAGCTCACCAACAACGGCAAGGGCGACATCGTAGTTGCGAGCAAGACCCTTTCCGCTGCGCAGATCGCGGGCACATGGACGCTGCTCGCTGGCCACGCCGGGTATCCGCCAGCCGCCACATTCACGGGCTCGGATCTGGTCTACGTCCCGACGGACGACACTTGGTCCGAAGGCACCCTGTACACCGGGGGCGATGTTTCCCCGGCCACGAAGCACTTCCTGAGTGCAGGCGCGGCAGTCGTCGCGGCGGCAGGTGCGCCGTGGTATCTCATGGCGATCGACCTCGTCGGTTTCGTACCGCTGTCGGGAACCAACGTCTCGACGACCGGCACGAAAACCGTGACCATGACGGCGCTGGCCAACAGCGGCAGCAAGGGCGACCGCTACCCCAACGGGCAGGGGCTGCGCCTGTTCGTGGCGGCTGACACTGCGCTCGGTGCGAACGCCCCGACCTGCATCATCAACTACCTCGACACGGGCGGTAACGCGGGTGCAACGACCACGTTCACCTCGACGGCCTCGCTCCCTGTCGGCGCGCTGCTCAACACGGGCGCGGCGGCGAACAAGTACAACCCGTTCCTCCCGCTCGCAGCGGGCGACACGGGCGTGAGCGACATCGTCTCGCTGGTATGGGCCGGTACGGCACACGCCTCGGGAACCGTCGTCATCGGCCTGTGCAAGCCGCTGTGGACGATCCCGGTCCCGGCAACCGGCCTCTACAACAAGGTCGATTTCGTCAACGCACTGCCTTCTATGCGCAAGATCCCGGACGGCGCGAACATCCAGTTCCTGCTGTTCCAGACCGGCGCAACGTCCTCGGCAGGCGTGGTCAACGTTGACTTCGACTACGGCTACGGTGGCTGATGACTCTCCTCGCGAACAACTTTCGCGACACTCTGGGGGCGTTCCAGACCTTTGGCGCAACAGCGTCGAATAACGCCTATCCGTCGGTCACGCACCAGAACTACGCGCGCACGGCGGCGATGCGTAACCTGACGGCGGGAGAAGGCATCACGAGTGAGTTGGTGAGCGTGCCGAGCGGCAATCGCCATCCGAACGTGTGGGTGATGCCGCAGAAGGCCGGGGCGCTGGCCGCGCGCAATACGGTCGGTGGCGAGGGCGGCGTGACCGACGCTGACCGCTTGGCGGTTAAGCTCGCCGTGGCTGCGCTTGTCGGCTCGGGCGAGCTGACAGCCACGGGAGCCAAGATCGTTCAGCTCCTTGCGGATCTGGTTGGTTCTGGAACCGTCTCGACAGCGAACCTGCAGGCGTTCCTTGCTGCTGTGGCAGACCTGACTGGTTCTGGCGGCGTAACTGACGCTGATCTCGAAGGGCTCGGCGCGCTGCTTGCGGCGCTCGCCGGAGACGGCACGCTCGATGCGTCTGTTCTCACTGGCATCGGTGAACTCGACGCTGACCTCGTCGTGACAGGCACGGGGCTGTCCACGGCCAACGTCGGGCAGGCGGTGTGGTCGGCGCTGATCGAGGCTGGTTTCACTGCAGAGGACCTACTGCGGCTCGCGGCGGCGGGCGCTGCTGGCAAGCTCTCTGGAGCGGCTGGCACGACCGTCACAGTCCGCGACGTGCAGGACGCGAACGACATCATCGTTGCGACGGTGGACGGCGACGGCAACCGCTCGGCTATCACCCTCAATCTCGACCAGTAATGTACGCCGCACGGTACTTTCCGAAGCGGTATTTCGCGGCGAGATACTTCCCGCCGCCCACGGGCACGTTCTCCGGGTGGACCGAGACTACCAGTGGCGGGATCAGCTTCAGCGGTGTCGCTGTGCTGTCCCATACGTTCTCCGAAGCCATCACGGGCGGGCTGCTGTTCAGCGGCGACGCGCCCATCTCTCACACCTATGTGGAGCTGACCGGAGGCGGCGTGGTGTTCGGCGGCAGTGCCGTCGTGCAGTGGATACCTGCGGGCAGCAGTGGCTTTGTCCGTCGGCTGTGGTATAGACTCGGCCTTGGAGTGTGATATACACTTGAGCAACCGTGTGAGGAGTAGGCACATGCAGGGCAAGTTTCTTGGTGACACGAAGGGCAATCGCGACCTGAACACCAACCGCTCGAAGGGCGGCGGTGGCAGTGGCGAGAGCCACGGTGGCAAGCCGAGTTCGAAGTTCATCGGCGAGACCAAGGGCAACCGCGATCTCCCGATCAAGCGGAGCTGATCATGAAGCAGTCGAAAGGGTCGAAGCAGGTCAAGGTTCTGAACCTGTCCCGTCTGGACGGGGTTCGGGACGTGTCCCTCGGCCACAAGGCGACTGCTGAACGCCCAGATCGGAACTACTCGAAGAGCGACTACGTACGTCGCCACGAGGAACACTCCGATGTGGCCGCGCGCAACAAGCGGTGGGGGCTCGCCTGAAGCTCACTCCGCAGCAGATCGAGGCGCTTGTTCGTCTGCGGACTTCCCCGGACTACAAGCTGTTCGAAGAGGCCGTCCGGGAATACGAGGGCGAGCTGACCGAGAGGGTGGTGAAGTCGCGCGAGCGCGTGACGATCCACCAAGCGCAGGGCGGCATCGACGCCTGTCGCGCACTCAGGGCACTCGTGGACTCAGCTCCTGAGACGCTACGCAAGATGACCGGCAAGTAGAGGAACACGCATGAGTGCGCTCCCCAAGGCAGTACAGAAGCAGATCGAGGAGGCGAACCGCCTCGCTGAGCAGCTCAACAAGCAGCGGCTCGACGGACAGGCACCGCCACCGCCGGACGGAACTCCGGCTCCCGATCAGGGCGCTCCGCCGCCCGCTGCCGCCGACAGCCAGCCCACCCCGGCTGCTGCAC